ACATAATTTTTACCATGAGTTCCTAACCACTCATTTGTATCTGTTCTAAAAATACCAAAAGAATTGGTGGGTAAAATGTCAGTTTCTAAATTAGAAAATAAAGGTAATTTTGTTACGTTCCAATTTAGTTTAAATTTATTTAGTATATCTAATCCTTGATTAAATATTTCTGCGTTGTTAGTCATATTTAGTTATTTAAAGAAAACAATTGTTTTTTTCAGTTTCATATTTCATACAAAAATCACATAAATCATTGTGCAAACTACTTTTATATTCATAAGTTAAGCAATTTTTACAATAATAATATTCTTTTTTATAATCCATTTCTTCTGATTTGTTAAATGTATAAGAATCTGTTGTGTCAAAAATATAATCATTTTCTAAAATATCATAATTAGTTTTTAAAAAATTATAATTATAGGTTTTGTCTTTATTTTTAGACACTGTTGTATTGTATACATGATAGTATGATTTATGTCCAAAACTAGCAATGATATTTATAACCATATCTAAACAGTTCATTACATCTGGAATATTAACATACTCATTTTCCATGTGAGGATTGTAATACCCACAACTAATATTAGCTGCAGAGACAGGTAAACCAATTTCTTTTAAAGCCATAACATCTGTCATCATACCATTATTAAAAGAATATCCATATTTTTTAATTACAGTTATAATGTCATTTTGAAAGTCTTTACTAGATAATTCTACACTTCCTGCATTAACAATAAAATCACTATTACCTCTTCTATCACATTGTAAAACAAAATTAACATTGTTAAAAAAGTCTATTTCTGCTAGATAAGATCCTTGACAACCAACTTCTTCATCTCTGAAAAAGACTAACTTAATATTGTCAAAATGATTTAAACATTGTAAGGCTATAAATATACCTACTTTGTCATCACCACCTACACCTGTTTGAGTCATAGTAACATTATTAAATCCTGTAATGTTCTCATTTATAGTTAATAATGATAAATCTTCTACAATAGGGTGAACAGTATCCATATGAGCTACTACACAAGGGTAAGAGTTAGCATTTCCTTTAGTAATGTATACATTACCATTATCTGTGTAATAAGAAATATTGTTAAATTTAGTAATATATCTTATTATAAATGCAAACATTCTCCATTGGTCATAAGAAGAGGTTTGTACTTTTAATACATTTTTTAATTCTTGTAATCTGTTCATAATTTTTTTGTTTAATAATTTATAATTTGTTTACAATATCTTGATGATAATAGTTACCATCAACTTCATAAGCTTCTGATGTTAATATATATGTCTCATGATGTTCAGAAAAAACACAATCATCTTCTAAATAGTATTCCTGATCATAATCAGACCATACACAATCTTCTCTAAGATAATAATCCCCATCAATATAACATATATCTTCACTGTCTTTCCAATAATAATTGTCATTAACTAATACAGTATTATCTATATGTGTTCTTTGACCTGCATATTCACCACGATCTATTGTTACTGCATCATCTTCACTTATATGCTCATCGTTAATTTCATCATAAACATCACCTCCAGATCTTGTACCACCTGTTTCACAATATTCATATTGATAATTACCTTTGTTTGTTAAAAAACCATCATCACCATATTGAAAAGTATCTATATATGGATAAGTGTCAAATTCTGTATCAGTATATATTTTAAACTTTCTATATAAAACATTTCCTTCAGAATTAATAAAACTAGTTTTACTATGCATAGACTTATAATCTTGTTTATACCACCATTTATTAGATGTAGCATGTTCTATAAATAAATCATATAAATAGTCCTGAGTTACATAAACTCTATCCATTAAGATAATTTCTGATCCATCTATTTCTTCATCTATAATAGTCCATACTAATGCTCTACCTGCTAAGTGATTGTTTTGGTTAAATAAAGCTAAAATTTTTAAGTCTTTACAATGAGTGTAAATATCTAAATAATCACTTTTACCATTCATACAAGAATTATTTAAACTTGAACTTCCGCTTTCTAAAGTCATATCATAAATTTCAGTAATTTGAGTATTATCTAATAATTCAAGTCTATATCCTGTAGTGTTAAATTTACATTTATAATAGTTATTAAATATTTCAAAGTCTTGTTCATTAAGTAATGATAACATTTTGTCTGTAAATAACTTACGCATAATACGAGCTGGTTTGCCAGATTGTCTATTAGTTCTAGACCAAGTGTTGTCATCATTTACAATGTGTTCTTTTCCAGTAGGTAAAAATGATATGTTACCATCAGATCTATATGTAATATAATTAACATTGTCATTAGTTAATACTCTAGGTAACATATTCTTAAAACCATCATTGTGCATTTGAATGACAGATATTATTAATCTAGCAATTCTAGATTCTTTTTTAATGTTGTTTAAAAACTCTATAAATGAGTCTGAGAATATTGGTAATTTCATATTTTTTTTGTTAATAGGTTAATTTTTAATCTAAACAATCTATTTCTACAACAGATTCAAAGCCAAATACTATACTAATTTTTTTCTTTTTAGCCATAATTTTATTTAAGAAATAAAAAGTGGTTTAACCATATAACCACCAAGGTATCAACTTATTATGTAGTTGACAAACAGAGCTCTGATTAAGGTTTGAGCTACCTATACATTTAAAACTATATTGTGTTTTGTGTGGCAACTATTATACAATGCTTTAAATGTATTTGTTATCCATTATAATTTTTAATAGTTTTTATAATAGCACTATAGTTAGTGTTTTGAGCACTAAAATGTGATACTGAATTTTCTTGTAATGTTGATGGCCAAAGTTTATTTTCTGAAATTTGACTAGTCATTTTATTTTCAGATTTTTTACGGGCTACCAAAGCAGCTAACTTAATGTCAATTGGATTTGTTAAATTTGGATCTTTCATTTTAAATAAGTTAATGTTAATAAATAAAAAACTGCACCTAATAGTTAAATGCTAAAAGGTACAGTCCCATTAAAAGGTTTGATAGTTAAGTTTAATGTCTTTATTAATCTATTCTAAGTAATCAGTCATTAGACTATCTAATTGCCCTTGCAATTCTACTGATCCTACAAAATTATCATTGTCATAAACTAATATATCTCTATCAACTAACTCTACCTTAAACAAAGTTGCGTTTAAATTGGTTTGATGATAAATATATAATAATGAGGAAATTAATAAAAATAAGCTTGTTAAAAATAAAGCTATACATACTTTTGATAAAAAATTTGAATTCATGTTTTTAATTTTTAGTGTTAAATAATAAGTCATTTAATCTTTCATTTAGTTGGTCTATTGTTGGTATTGTTTCACTATCTAATTTACCATCTTCTTTTAAGATTAAATATTTTAATTTATAAGGGTAGTTGACAAAGTAATCATTGTAATTTTCTATTGCATCTTTTACTCTTATTACTTTTGTTTCATTATCTGTTAATAATTCCCATAATATAAAGTTTTCTCCAAATACATTTTTTACTATGGTTGAGTTAGGAACAATAGAAAATATAGCTTTTTTTATTTCTTCAGTGTTAAAATCAAGACTATCTGATAGTGTTTTTAACCCACTATTTTCTAGAGTAGTTCTAAACTTAGATATACTATCTATTTTAAGATTGCCTAGCATAGTAGTAGGTGTATCCCAATCACAATCTTCCATTGTTATATAGTTAGTGTTCTTAAAATTCATTTTACTAACATTTCCCCAATATGTAAATGATTGAGAAAAATTTCCTTTTTGCAGTTTAATAGTTCCTCCTAAATTAAGAGATAACCATTCTTTTTCTATACTTACTTTAATGTCTCCTGTTGGTTCTTGTAAATTGTTAAATAAATTTTCCATTTTTTTTGTTAATTTTTAGTGTTAATAAAGTTAATTATTTTTTATTTAAAAGATTTTTATTATGAGTATCTTCCCAAAACTCATCACATTTACCATCTTTAATAGGTGGTGTTTGAAAATAAGATTGTCTAAATTCACTATCTGTTGCTGTAAATCTATAGCAATTTTCTTTGAGTGGACAATCTGTACCTTCACATTTTGTTATATCTGGCATTTAAAAAGTTTTTTGTTGTTAATTATTTCTTGGTGTGCTTTTTTAGCACAATATGATCCATAGACCATTATGAAAATTACTATAATTCCTAACATAGTTATATTGTTTAATATTAATTATAAAAACTACTGTTCACTAAGCTTCTGTAGTAGTTCTTGATCCTTGTAGCTCAGGATTTAATAATGGATTGTGTTTTACACTGAAACCCTAATAAAATACTATAAAGAACTGTTGTTAATTCAATATTCGTAAATTATTAGGGAACTAAGTGCCTTCAACAACTTAGGATTGTTAAGTTTTTATTTCCCTCTGCACTCAGTTGTAATAGTTTACTATTTATTCCAGTATGGTGGTTCACTTTCTGGTCTATTACAACTGCTCACCCTTGGGAAGTGAGTTATGGTGCATTAAATTATTTTGCTATTTTCTGTTACCAAGCATAGCTGCTCTGAAGCTTATTCAAATTTTCTGCCATTTATCCAGTTACATACGGCTTCTGACATGCTAATATCCTCTTTAGAAATATTTTGTATCTCCTCAAGAGTCATAACATTTACGTCTCCGCATGTGTCAATACCATGGTCAGGATTAGTAGTGTAGACATTTACAATACCATTATCACCATAGTACTTATTACAGAGTTCTTGAACTAAAAACTTATTAGTATAAGTTTTATAGGTAAAAGAGCGGTAATAACATAAGCATGTTAGATATAAAAATCCATCATTTTGCTTATGTAACTGGGAACGCAGATCAGAAAGTTTTTTTTGTGTCAATCTGATTTCTTCAATTAATTGTTCCACTTGTTATAAAATTAAAATTTAAAACTGTTTTTAAATATATAGATTACTTTCACTTAGCTTCTGTGTAATCTGAAAAACCCTTGTAGCTCAGGTTTATTTTTTAAAGAAAATAAGTATGACAATACCTCAAAACTTTCCTAGTCATTAAAGTTTTTATTAGTATTTTTAACTACAGTTTTTGTCAAAACCACATCATAGTTTTCACTAGTAGTTCTCAAGTTAAAACAAACATATTGTCATATTCCTTATCTCTTTTTAAACATTTTGCTATATAATGTACCAAAAGGCTTATAATGTGTTTTGAGAAAAAAGGAAAAAAGGGAGTTGGGGTCAATACTAACCCTCAAACTCCCTCATTTCCAAACTATTAACAAAAAAATTAGGTATTATAGATACCAAACTTGAAAACTTTGTGTTGTTAGACATGGCAACTAACAATGTAGAGTTTAAGATTAATTCTTTTGTTAAATAGGTAATCAAATAAAAATAAATTGGTTTAGAAAATAAATAATTTATTTTGCATTTTAATTAATAAATTAAAAATTAGATAAATTATTTTATTTCTTTTCCTATTAAATGTGTTAAAAATACTAAAAAAAAACAAGGGGATTTCTCCCCTTATTTCTAGCCAAAGATACTCTTGGCTCTTGCAGCAGCATCAGCAGCTTCAGCAGTGAAATCCTTTGCTCTGCCTCTAACAGAGAAGAATACAGTACCATCAGAATCTCTCTTGGTAACTATAATCTCACAATTGTCCAAAGTCTTCAAAGGTGCTACAGTAAAGGCTTCGCCAGTCTTGGTGATACCTTGGCCTAATCTTCTATAAGCCTTCTGCATACCTGCGCCTTTATACTCCCCTAAGAATTCAAGCTCAAATACCTGAGTGTCAGAGTTATCTTTCTCAGAGTGGACTACCTTGCTAGAAGTTATCTGACAAGTAATTGGTGACACTACAAGAGTGTCAACTTGTGTGTAAGTGGCTGAGCCTACTACAGTTGTGTTGGAATTTGATTGCATAATTGAAAAATTTAATTGTTAATAATAAGTGGGACTATTCCAAAATCCCGAAGTCAGCTGGGGCTTGGTGGGAGGGATACTCCAGCACCCAGTTTCAAAAACAATTTTACCTAGGGGGTTAAAAAAAATTTTAAAAAATTTAGATTTTAAGGGGTCTCCAAAAAAATTTTTAAAAAATATGGTATCAATAACTTTTTTTTACTTAACTTTGCACCAGTTTTTTCACTGAGACAAATTCTAGTGCCCTGAGATTTGAACTGAAAAGTTGGTTGGTAAGGATTTCACTAGATAGTTTTGAATAAGGTAGGACCTCCCAGGATAACAAGCTCACCTGAAGGGTAAGGAGAGGAAGATTAAAAGTTTAAATAGAGTAATTCTACTTTTAATGTATACAGGATAGTAGGTAATCTAAGTAGAAATATATGATTACTTATAAACCAACTACTTAATAGGAACAAAGAAACTAAGTTTACTAAAATAAAGGGATGCCTGTTAAGTCTGGGTTAACCTTTCTATGCTTTAAAAGAACTTATTTAACTTATTAGTTAAAGGGTTAGAGTTATATACATAATATTTTACTTATATATACCAGTTTTTTCTTTAATTAGAAAAGGCTGGTATTTTTTTTTATTGTTAGTTGAAAAAAAAATATTTAATTTTGCATAAAATTTAAATATGATAAATTTTTTTAAGTATTTAATTGTGTGGATTTCACAAAATTTAGCTATTCCTTTTTGGACAGTGGGGCATATACACCTTATGACTACTATCTATGAGGATATACATGAGGTACTGGTATCTTGTGGTATGAACATAGTGGTACTTTTAGGATTTATTATAAGTTATTATGAAGAACATCAAAATAAATTAAATGATACATCAAGAAATAGCTAAAGAATTAGTGAATTCTTACACAGAATTGCTTAAAGATAATATAATTGAGGGAGAAAAGTTACAAACTATTGCAGCAGAATGTAGTATAATAACTGCTAATGAATTAATTAGTACTACTAGGGCAAAATTATGGTACAATGTTAGGCATGAGCTTTTAAAAATTAAGTAATATGTGTAGATTAATATGTATCAATGACTTAAACAAGCCTAATGAGATACCTTCAAAGAAGTGGATTACTAAAGGGCAGGAGTATACTTGTATTTGGATAACTATTCATCCTAATCAGGGTAATATTCAGGGGGTAAAACTAGCAGAGATTGCATTAGATGAGACCTGTGCTCCTTATGAGACTTATAAATTAGACAGGTTTGGTATACATAAAGATGATTTTGAGGATTTTATACAATTAGCAAAGGATTGTAGCGAGTTTACAGAGGATACTTTAGAGGAAATGTTAGAAAAAGAACTAGTATTTTTAGATTAAAATAAAAAAAACATAATATTTAAAAAAAATGTTATATTTTTGTACTACATAAAACAAAATTAAAATGAAAATTTTAAAACAAGAGTTTAAAAATAACAAAAAAGAAGGGTTTATAGAAAGAGCCAGGGTATTATTAGCTAGTAAAGGAATATTATTATCAGATAAAACTTATGAAGTATTATATTGGGTACTATATTATATTTTAGATCAGGATCAAAAGCTAAATGGTAAGCAATTTAAAAATATGAATCAAATGCATGTGGCTATAGCTAAAGAAATAGGTGTATATTCTTCATATGTAGGGGCTTACATTAATGATAGGCTAGTTAAAAATAATATTATTACTAAAAAAATGAGTTTATCTAGTGATAAATTTTCAAAAGCTAAAATTGAGAAGTATGAATTACCTTCTTGGCTAATTACTTTATACAAAAGTAAAGAGTTTAAACTAGAAATAACCTTTCAATATGAATAAGAGTCTAATAGATATTATAAAAATTTATAATTCAAAGTATAGAAAGTTTTTAATAATGAATAATAGTACTTATCAGACTTTAAAGAGGGAGTTAGGTATAGAAGATTATGAAGAATTAACCACTTATAAGAACTTAACCATCTGTTTAAGTTTAGATGAATCCATTAATATTATTTTAGTATGATAAATTTTTTGTTTACATTAATAAATATTTTTATATTTTTGTACATTATGATTTGGCTACATGTGTGGCTTAAAAAAACAAGTAATTTAGAAGATTTTATAAAAAAACCTTATAAAATAATAATTTTTATTTTACTTTACATTGGCTTAAGAATTATAATGGGTTAAATAATAATCAATGGATAACATTTATACTCAAGTTGCAGAGAGATTAAATATAAATAAGAAAGAAGTAGAAGAAATATATAAAGATTATATAACTCATGTCAAAAAAGAAATGCTATCCCATTCAGAAAGGGAAATATATTTTGAACAATTTGGAAAACTAATCCCAAGTATATTTAAACTAAAGAGAAAATTAAGAGCAGCATTTAAAGCAAGAAACCAAAAGAAAGTAAAAAACCTTATAAACACATTAAAACAATTAAATTATAAACCAAAACAACAAAAATCATGACTGTAAAAGAATTTAAAGAAAAAAGTATTCCAGATTTCAATTTTAACATTGAAAAAGAAAAGCATGTCTTAATCCAGTGCTATGCTTACAAAAGTGAATTAGCTTCAAAACTAATTGGAATTGAAAAGCAAGCTACAGAAATTAAAAATGCTTTTAAAGTATTAAAGACAGGTTTAAACTCTGCTTATTCTCTAGGAGATATAGTATCTGTTTCAGACCATTTTGTAGACAGACCTATTGTAAGTTACAAGCATCCTGAAGGAAATGATCCAAACAAAGATGCTAGACCAGTATTTGGTAGTTATTTACAAGGTATGATGCCATTCTCTTTTTATTGTTATAAAATAGAAGAAACTGAAGATCCTCTAGAACTTACTTTTTTAATCCCAGAAGATATAATAACCGTTAAACATAATATATAATAAAATGAAAGGAAACATGTTCGTAGTAAAAGAAAAAAATGCAGTAGAAAAAAAGTCATATTCTATGTCTAAAAGTACTGACAAAGAAACATTCACTTTGACTAAAAGTAATGATAAAGAAGACATTACAAAAACTATTGAAAAAATATCAAATGGTTGGCTATTAACTGTTGACATATATGATATTGAAAAAAGTTCATATAAGTGTATGAAAAAGTATTTTGAAGAAAACCCTCTTATGAGTGAGGAGTCTGAAGATGAAAGTGGAGAAAAAGAAGAATATAAAAAAGAGTCTTCTAAGAAATCCAAATCAGACTTTGATGAAAATTGGGATATTTTAGAACTAACATAAATAAAATATATGTTTGCAGATCCAAATGCAGCTAACCCTGCAAAGATTAATTTTAAGAATGTAAAAAACTTCCTCTCTGCACAAGTCAGGGAGGCAGGTTTTTTACCTGATTGGGAAAAAGAACAAGTGTTATGGAGAGCAGAAGCAGCTAAAGAATGTACTGTAAATGGTAGTTGTTTAGAATGTGGATGTGAAACTCCTGACTTATATTATGGTACCGCAGGGTGTAAAAAAGTAGATAACCCTTGTTTCCCTGATATGATGGACCAAGAAAGTTGGTCAAACTTTAAATCACAAAATAACATAATAATAGAACAAAATGGAAAATAACTTAGACTTAAATAATGATATTACTACAATAGTATTTGAACCATCAACTGTAACTGTTACTGGTAAAAAGAATGAATCTGTTTCAGGATCTTCTATGGTAAAAAATATTGGCACTACTAGATTTACTTGTAGGAGTGTAGCTAAAAGTTGTGGGTGTACAACTCCTTCAGGAATTGACACTGGCACAATAATTGAACCAGGAGAATCTAAAGAATTATTTTTTAATATTGAATTATCAACTCCTTCAGATAAATTCATTTATGTTCATGGTAATTGTACTACTATATCTCTTAGAATTTCAAAAGAAATTATTGCTTAAACCTTTATTATGGAACTAATTGTAGATAATAAAAGATTAACTTATATTTTTAACAATGATTTTGAGTTATCAGCAATTAATGATGCCATAACATTTTTAAATAATAATGATTTACCAATTAACTTTTTTATTAATACTCCTGGAGGTTATACAAGTTTTGTACATCCTTTAACTAAAGCTATTGAGGATTATGAAGATATAATTCTTTATCCTATTGAAGAGTGTTCAAGTTCAGGATTTTTCTTATTAATGAATACTACAGTTCCTATTTGTTTTTTAGATAAAGCAATAAGAGCTATTGTTCATTTCCCAAGAATAGACTGTTTTGTAGATCTTAATGAAACTCCTATTTATGATAAAAAAGAACTAAAACTTAGATCAGCAAATAATAAATTTAAAGACCTTTTGTTAGAATTACCATTAGATCAAAAGCAATTAAAAAAATTATTAAAAGGAGAAGATTTAATTTTATACCATGATAGTTTGTCAGAAATTTTTAAAGATAGATTAATACATGAATAATAATAATTTTAAAATAATACAAAAAAATAGATTAAAAGTAGTTATCTCTGATAAAGATTTTTTTGTAGGAGAAAGTATTTTATTTATTTGTTGTGAAGAATCCAAAGTACCTACCCAATACACAATACAACTAGAAGATAATTATCATGTAATAGACCCTATTGTAAAATATATTAAGCATTCTTTTGATCCTAATGTTAAAGTAAATGGTCATTACTTAGTAGCAACTAGAAAAATTAAAGCAGGGGATGAAATAAAGAGAAACTATTATGATACTGAGGAAGTTATAGTAAAAGAGTTTACAGATATAGAAACAGGAGAAAGAGTAAATACAAAAAATTTATATTTATATAATAATAAAAACACAGACGATGGATTATTATTTGATGCAGAATTTTGATTATATAAAAAATGCTAGTAAATTTTGGGAAGTAAACCCAGAGTTTATGCATGCAGAACCTTATAGAACATTTTATAAAAGTAGTAGAGAAAAAACTAGAACTTCTAAAATTATGTGGGCTATATTTCTTTTATGTGATATTAATAGTCCAAAGATTAGATTAAGAAAAGATGAAAGAGAAGAAGACATTAAGCTTTACTACTTAGAAGATGAGAAGTTTGATTTTAGTAAATATGAAGATTTAATTCAGCAGTATCCTAAAGTAGTTTTAACTAAGATACAAAGAGAATTAAAGACTTGGCAAGATAAGATAGAGGAAAGAAATAAGTTTATTGAAAAACAAACTTATAATGAAAGGACATTTGAAATGTTAGATAAAATGTTAAAAGAATCTAAAGCAATATGGGAAGCATTTGGTAAAATTTATAAAGAGTATCAAACAGAAAATATTGAAACTAGAGCTAGAGGTGGTAGAGAAGAATCATTTACTGAAAAACTATTAAACTAATAATATGAGCAAACTTCCAAAAAATTATACATACAGACCTTTACCAAAAGAATTATTTATAGGCTTTAGTGATATAGAAGGAAATGGTTTATTTGCTGGTGAAGAAATAGCAAAAGATACTAATTTAGGAGTCTCTCATAAGTTAGTTGATAATGAATTAATTAGATTACCTTTAGGGGGATTTATTAACCATTCTAAAGAAGAGAATTGTACCTTTGTTGAAAAAGGTGATTTAGTTTATTTATATACTTTAAAAAATATCGAAGTAGATGAAGAACTAGTATTAGATTATAATAAATATATTTGTAACATTAAATAACATATTATGTACCCAATGAACATTCCAAATCAATATAATAAACCAAAGCCAGGAGAAAGATTTTCTTTAAAAGAAGGAAGATATTTTTGGTATTCAAGTATTATGAAAACTTATAATAAAGCTCAACAAGCTGCTTGGCAAGAAGAACTAGACAAAAAAAATGCTGAAGAGTTAAATATAAAAGATGATAATATTGATTGATACCGAAGATAAAGTTATTGAGGTAGAGGGAGATATTTCTGCTAAAGACACAAAAAAAAATTTAAGACTTGCTTTAAAAGAATTTGAAGATTATAATTATGTTGCTTTTGATCCCATAAAAATTACATTTATTCCAATAGATTTAAATTCTACTATAGATAATCTTCTAAAAGGAATTAATGACCACCCTTCAGATACAAGTAAAAGAAAAGATATAAAACCTGGACCTCCTAAAGAATGACAATAAATACAGATTTATTATTCCCTATAATAGAGAATAATTCAGATTTTATTAAAACCCATCCTAACTTACATCCTAATAGTTCTGCTTATGAAATATATTGGACAGAGGAGTTAAATAGGTTAATTTATGGTTATTGGGGAAAAGAAGAAACTAGCCAAGGATTAAGATATAGATTTATTCCTCCTCAACTATATTACTTTATTAACTATCATACAATGATGGTTACAATAAAAAAACAAAGGATTAAATCTAGGCCTTTTCTTTGGGATATTAATTATACTATAATGAACTTATGGTTTATAGCTAGAGGATTTAGTGGATTTAAAAATGATCCTAATTATACTTCTAACTATACAGTTTATTTAAAAGAGCAAAAATTAAAGCATCCTAATAATGCTGACATTCCTTTACATTTACTAGAGACTTTAACAGAAGATTGTTATAAAGAAAATGGTACATTAAAAGAATATATAGATCCTTTAGAATGTTTAAACTCTACACATAAAGAGCCTTTAGGTATACCTTTATATGATAACTACTCTACTAATTTATTCTTGTTTGGATCTAGAGGGGGTGGTAAATCTTTTATGGCATCAGCTATATTAGAACATGAGTATTTGACAGATGGAGCAAAAAGTATAGAAGACTTTTTAGCTAAAAGAAATAAAGTAGAAATATTTTGTGGAGCACCTGTTGCATCTAAATCTTCAGATTTACTAGATAAATTTAAAGATTCTCTAGATAATTTACCAGGAGAATACTCAGATGGTAGAGAAATGTTTCCTCCACCTTTTTCTAGACAAAGTTCTGGAACATTAAAAGTAGGTAATTCTAAAAATCCATATAGATTTCATTATGAGAAAAAAATTGGAAACACTACAAAAGTTGTAGGTACAGGAACATTATTAAAACATGAGACTTTTAAAGAAAATAAACAAGCTGCTGTTGGAGGGCGTTATACTGTAATAGTAATAGAAGAGGTAGGTTTGGAAGACAGTTTACTTACAATACATGGAGCTAATAGATCCACACAAGACTTGGGTACAGGTAAATTTGGATCTTCTTTATACATTGGTACATCAGGGGATGTTGACAAAGTTATTGAAACAGAGATTATATTTAGAGATCCTGAAGCTTATGATTTTTTAAGTTTTAATGATATTTATGAGGGTAGAAATAAAATAGGATTTTTCTTACCAGCTTATTATACGAATGAAATGTTTAAAGATAAGAATGGAAATACTAATATAGAAAAAGCATTAGAGTATGAGTATTATGAAAGAGAAAAAGCTAAAAGAGCTAATAATACTGTAGCTTATGATGAATTAATAATGTCTAGGCCTATTAAGCCTTCAGAAATGTTTTTATCTAGGACAGGTAATAAGTTTCCTATTGCTATGCTCAGAGAAGTCCAAGCAAATAATGATAAGTACCAATACAAAAAACATTTAAGAACAATTGGAAATATAATTCCTGATAAAGATTATATTTTTGGAGTAAAGTTTAAAGCTAATCCAGATTTAAAACCTATTGATAGATTCCCTCATGACCAAAAATCTAACTTACAAAGTGCTTGGGAATTTTATGAACACCCACCTGCAGGATTAATTCCTACTAATTTATATAAAATAATTTATGACCCTATTAAAGATGAGGGCGGTGGTACATCATTGGCTGCTATATATGTTTATAAATCTAATAACACAATAGATGGTAATGGTAATGAACTAGTAGCTTGGTGGGTAGGAAGGTATGATATGCCAGAAGATATTCATTTACAATGTGTTTTAGCAGCTAAGTATTTTAATGCACAGGTAATGTTTGAAAATAACATTATTGACTTTAAGAATTATTGTATGCGTACAGGCAACTATCATATACTTGCCCCTACACCTAAACAAATTATTGAAAAGGCTGTAAAAGACCCTACAATGAAGTATGATGTAGGAGTACCTATGACTAATCCTTTAAAACAATATGCTTTAAGATTAGCACAACAATGGTTGTTAGAAGAAAAAAAGAAATATGTTGAAGAGTTATTAGATGGAACTAATAGAGAAATAATTGTCAGAAACTTAGATACAATTAAAGATGACTTGTTATTAGAAGAACTTATACAATATAATGATAAAGGAAACTTTGACAGGGTGTCTGCTTTTTTATTACTAATGCTTTGGATTGAACAAGATAAAGAATTGGTTATTAAGGAAACAGAAAATATTGTTAAAAAAACTAGTTTAGATTTTTATCAAGAATTGCATAATAACAGGCTCAAAAATAAACTTTTAATAAATTATTAATTTTTTTTTAATTTTGTAGATTAAATTATTATTACATGGTAGTAAATGAAAATTATGTCAGTGATGTACTTTTGTCTCAAGTAGGCACTGATAGATATTCTTATAAAAAAAAGATAGCAAATAATTATGAATGGGCTAGAGCAAAAATGGATTTTTTTGCTAACCAATATAATTTCTATAATGAAAGAAAAGAAAAGTTCAAAGTAAACTATGAGTTATTTAATGGTAGAATGGACTTTGATAGTTACTTAGATACTGGTAAAGTTATTTCTACAGAACTAGGAGTTGAAATTCCAGAAATGGAATTTAACCAAAGTGACTATATTCATTTCCCTATACTACAAAATGTGTTAAATGATTTAGAAGGAGAAGAAATTAAAAGACCTTTTAATTTAAGAGTAGTTACAACTAGTTCTAATAGTGAGGCTGTTAGACAAAGAACTCGCAAAGAGTTATTAATAGAAAATACTTCAAAAATAGTAAAAGAACAATTACTAACAAAGATAAAAGCAGATAATGCTAAAAAAATTCAAGAGGCTAGGGCTAATATGGACCCTACATTAGATCCTGAATATTTAAAAAAACTAGAAGAATTACAACAAAGTCTAGATGCTCAAATAGAGCAAACCTTACAAAGAATAACTCCTGTAGAGGTAGAGACTTACATGGCAAATCATTTTAAATTGCCTGAAGAAAAACTAACAGATGAAATTTTACAATATCATATAAGAACAGATAGATTAAAAGGTATATTTGATAAAGGTTGGAAAGATGTAATTATTACAGGAGAAGAAATTTATTGGACTGGAGAATGGAATGGTAAACCTATTATTAAAGCTTGTAATCCATTATATTTTAACTATTCTAAATCTAAAGATATTGATTATCTTGACGAAGCAGATTGGTGTACTTATGATGAGTATTTAAGTATTTATGAAATATACCAACATTTTGGTAATATTATTACTGAGGAAGAAAGAGAAGTTTTAGATAAATATGAATCTACTTTAAACTCTCCTTCAGATTCTAAAGTATGGGAAGTAATTCCTAATGCTCTTATGGATGGTGTAAATTCAGAAAATACACCTATTTGGGCAGATCCTTGGCAAGATGATTATAATGATAATTATAAAACTAGAAGACTTAGAGTAACCCATATTGTATGGAAGACTTTGAAAAAAATTAAATATATTTATAGATTAAATGAAAACAATACTTTAGAAAAAAGTATTGCTGATGAGACTTATGTATTTAATAAAGCTACAGATATTAAACAAGAAATTTTATGGATACCAGAATATTGGCATGGTTATAAGATTTTTACCAATCCTAAGATTTATTTGAAAATTGAACCTATTCCTAATCAATATAGAGATATTGATAATCCTTTTCAAATAAGAGGCCCTTATACAGGAACAGTTTACTCTGCAAGAAACTCTGCACCAATATCTATTGCAGATTTAGGAAAACCTTGGCAGTTTCTTTATAATGTGATTGTAAATCAAATTATAGAGATTATGAAAACTGATATAGGTAATATACTATTAGGTTTACAAGAGCAAATACCTAAAGACCTTACTCCTACACAATGGATGACATATATTAAGAAATTTAAAGTAGCTTTAATTAGTGCTTCAAAAGATGGGGATTTAAGAAGCATGGGTATTGACCCTCAGTATTGGAAAAGTATAAATCTATCTCATACTCAAGACATTGCACAAAAAATAAACTTGTTAGATTATATTGAAAGAAAAATGACTCAAGCTATGAGTTATAATCCTAACAGACTAGGAATGCAATCTCCTTATGAATCTATAGGTAATAATCAACAAAATATTATACAATCTTCTAATCAAACAGAAAAGTGGTTCTATATGCATAATTATGTAAAAGAAAGAACTACTGAAAACTTTATAGAAATTTGTAAAGTAATATATAAAGATAACCCATTAAAAGCTTCTTATATTTTATCAGATCTAAGTGTAGCTACATTAAATACAGAATTAGTTGATTTTGCTAATTATAACTATAAAGTATATATTACAAATACACTTAAAGATACACAGGTAATCAATGAGTTAAAAGGATTAATCCAACCACTTATACAAAATTCAGGTGGAGACTTAAGAATAGTTCCTGAAATTTTAACTTCTGAAAATGCAACAGAAATTAAAAATGTTATAAATAGACTTCAAGAAGATAAGATTAAGAGAGATGAGCAAGCAGTTCAACAACAACAAGAACAACAAATGCAAATGCAACAAATGCAAATGCAAGTAGAGCAACAAAGAATGCAGTTTCAAAAACAAATGGCAGATGATAAAAATGCTACTACTTTAAGAGCAGCAGAAATAAGTTCTTCTAGGTTTGCAATGCTTAATGATATTAATGAAAACAAAGAAAATGATTTACTTGAACTTGAAAAATTAAAACAAAATAATAGTTTACAATCTGAAATAGATGCTGAAAAATTAAAAAAAATTGAATTAGAAAATAAAAAATTAGAAAAAGAAATTAAAAGTTTATAATATTATTTTTAACAAATAAAAAAAAATAAACTATTGATAATTAAGTATTTATTTTAAAATTATTTATTTATTAAAATAATAAATTCAAAAATAAAATAATTTTTTTTCAATTTTGTACTACAAAACAAAAAAAATATTAACCACATAAAACAATTAACAATATGACAGATAACAATTTAGATTTTGAAATCTTAGAGTTTAATGAAAATATCATCAAGGATGATAATTTAACAGACAAGATAGATTCCTTAAATGAATCAGAAATTAATGAAGATGAAGAAAGTGAAAATGATCTTATCAATTCTGATTTAATAGATGATGAAAACTTAGATGAGTTAGATTTATCTGAGGAAGAGAAAAAAACTATTTTAAATAAAAAAAGTAAAGATAATTCTGAAGAACTAAATGAAGAAGAGTCTTCAGAAGAAGATGATACAGAGGATAATGAGAATCCTTTAAAAGTATTTGCTTCTGAACTAGCTGAAAGAAGATTACTTAATTTACCTGAAGATTGGAATGGAGATGAAGAGTCTCTATTTGATGCTTATGAAAGCACTATAGAAGAAAAAGCTTTACAAATGGTAAAGCAAGCTTATAAGGTTGATGACCCTAAAGTAGATGGAGTTCTTAAATTTTTAAAACATGGTGGAAATATAGATGAATATATTTCTACTTACGAACAAACTAACTGGGTTGACGTAAATATTGAAGATGAAGATAATGCTACAGCTTTAGTTAAAAACTATCTTATAAGTGTTAAAGGATTAGATGAAGAAGAATCTGATGAACTTGTAAAAGGTTACACTGAAAAAGGAAAGCTTTTTACTCAAGCATCTAAAATTCAAGCAGATTTACAGTCTTTTAGAGAAGACCAACAACAAAAACTTATTGAGTCTCAAGAAGAGTATATGAAAATACAAAGAGAACAATATGTTAAAACAGTTGGCAAAATAAGAGAAGTTATTCAAAGAGGAAAAAGTAATAATGTTATTATTGCTAAAAATGAAAAGAGTAACTTAGAAGATTTTATTTTTTCTTCTTTAGAAGTTAAAAATGAAAAAGGAGAAATAATAGGCAACTCTACTGGATTTAAAAAAGTATTAAATGAATATCTTTCAGATCCAGAAAAAATGGTTGCTCTTGCATATAAACTTTATGAAGGATTATCTGATAAGTCTGATAAAGTTGAAATAGCTAGTAAAGAAAAAAGTAAACTAGCCGAGATTTTAAAAAGAAATGCAGGAAAAGTTAAAACAGAAAAAATTAAATTAGAATTTATAAATTAACTATTCAAAAATAAAATAAACTAATATGAAATTATCACAAAGTAAATTTGGTATTATCAAAGCTCCAATGCTTACGGGAGATCGTAACTGGGGTATGAACTATACCAACCTAAATAATCTTTACCAAGCAGGTTTGATTAAAACTGACACAGAAGCATTAGGTGGTATGGGCCAACTAGCTTCAATGAAATCTTTATTTGATGGTACAGCTCCTTTGCTTGAACTAGCTCAAGGTGCAGATACTATTACTGTAGATGGAAACAAAGTAGAGTGGGAATTTATGGTATCAGGTTACAGACCATCTCTTATTGTAGAGGATGTTGAACCTAGTAATACTACTAAAGGTATTGCTCAAAGACCATTTAAAATTAAACTTGACCTAGGTACTTATGTTGAAGGAGATACTTTAGTATTTACTGACAGCAAAAAATATAACATGCGTGTTATGGCTGCTGGTCAAAAAGATGGTTCTGCAACAATTTACACAGTTAAATTGATGACAGATGATCCTACACTATTTGTACCAACTGATCTATTTGTTATTGGATCAAGAATTATGAAACTTGCTTCTACTTATTCTGAAGGCTCTGTAAAAGGTGGTTCAATGAGTGTAGATTCAATTGGAAAAATTAAATTCCGTTCTGGTCTTTCTAGATTCAGAAAACAATATCAAATGACAGGAGATGCTGCTCAAAGAAAATTGAATGGTAACTTGACTGAAGCTGATTTGTTGATTCTTGCAGGAAGAAAAGCAGGTGAGTCTACAGATGCATTCCAAAAAAGAATTGCAACTGCTATGAATTCTAAAAACAAAGGTAATATGTATATTACTTCAGTTGCTGAAATCAAATTCAACAAAGAATTTGAAATGGAAAAAGAACTTCACTTGATGTATCAAAGAAGTAGTTCTACAGTAGTTGATGAGTCTACAGGTTATTATGTTCACCAAGGTCCAGGTCTTCAAGAAATACTAGAAGATGGTTATAGAGAATTTTATAACACTTTTACAATAGGTCTAGTTAAAGACTTTTTGCAAGATATATTCTTTGGTAGAGTAGCTTATGACCAACGTAATGTTGTAATGTGGACAGGTGAAATAGGACTAAGATTGTTTGATGAGGCTATCAATCAAATAACTCAAGGTTTCTTCAAAGATATGAAAGATTATTTTATTAAAACTGATGGAACTTCATTGGTACCAGGTGGTCCAACAGGATTGTCTTATACTGAAACTCCTTGGACACAGTACAAATTGAAATTTGGTGGTTCATTGACAGTTATGCATATGAAAGCTTATGATGATGTAACTTTCAACACTATTCTAGATGAGAATGGTTATCCAGCAGAATCTTCAAGATTTACATTTATAAACTATGGTTTGGGTGATGGCTTTGGTAAAAACATTGCTTATTTGAAATCTTCAAGAGATGTTGCTTATGGTTACACAGGTGGTTTATCTAACCCTTATGGAAATAGCCAAGGTGCACTAATGTCTCATGCTGGTGACTTCTGGACTGTACATAGAATGGAAGATGCTGGTATCCTTGTAAAAGATGTTACTAAGTGTGGGGAACTAATCCCTGCAGTATTGAGAGGAAGATAAATTCCTTGAGGGTTTCAAGGGGTGAACCCATTAATCACCCCTTTTTTTATAGTGAAGTAGATTACAGGAATCTAACTCGAAATGGTTCAACTCCATTCTTCACACTAAACATAAGTATACACACACAAAAAAACTAAAAAATATGTCAAACACACACTCACGACCACAAAAAGTAAAGATTTACCCTAATATTTTAAAAAATAAACATTGGCAGGTAAATATTGATCCCTCCTATAAACAAATTGGAGAAACTTACGCCTTCTTAGCTAATAGTAATACTATTAGACCTAGATTTGATAAAGCAACTTATCAATATAATTTAGGACCTGTTAATGCTAGATATACTAAAGAAGAAATAAATATTTTAGTAAAAAAACTAGGATTTAATGATGAAATTACTGGAGCAAAAATTTCAGAAGCAGATTCATCAAATAGATTAGATCCATTTTTTACTAATAAAAATTGCAAGGCAAAACTAGGAAGAGATATAAGTATATTAGACTTAAGAAATCCTTTAGATGAATTAGTTTATGCTATTATGACTGCAGACCCTATGACAATTGTGGGAGAAAATAATTTGTCAAAACACCCAACAGCAGAATGGATTATTGCAGACGAAGAGGCAGATGCTATAGTTAGAGAGACTAAAAGAGAAAGAGTTAGTAAACTACATGCTAGATTTGAAGGACTTACTAAGACTCAAAAGAAAAATATGTCTACAGCGTTAGGAATAAAATTAACAGGTGAAGAAAAAGAAGTTATTGTAGAAGATTTACTTTATTCTAAAATTACAGAAAATTCTTCTAGAGAAACACTAACAGCTATTCAAGATTTATTCTTAGAATTATCAGACCCTAAAAATAAAGCAAAATTAGAATTAACAGTTTTAACAGAGCAGTTGTTTCAATATGCAATATTAAGAAAAGAAAGTACAAAAGTATTATTTAATGGAGAGACTCTTGCTACTGACACAATACATATTGTAGACTTCTTATCTAAACCAGAAAATTCTGCATTATTGTTGACTTTAGAGGAGGCTTTAAAAGCTAAGATGAAGTAATGTATTCTATAAAAGAAGCCCACTATAAATTTAAACAACACGCTAATAAAGTAGATGGATTAAGAAATGCAAATTTTCTTATACCTCAGATTGATGAGTACATATTTGAGGCCTATATAATTTATGTTGAAAGTATTTGTGAGCAATTAGAGTTAAATCAAAAGCGAAGAGATGACATTAGGCAATTAGAAATTAAAGATTTAGAAATACCTGTCACTAAAGTAACTGATGAGTATTATACTGCAAATTTGCCTCTGGATTATTATAGATATTTAGAATCATATTCTTTGTGTAAACATAACCAATGTGAAAATAAAAAGAAAATAAAAAATTACATTGTTCAAAAAGATGATATATATGTAAATGATCCTATGTTTAATTCTTCATTTACTTTTGAAAGAGTAAATTTAGATCTTTCAGGAAACAAATTATATCTTTATTATGAAGATTTTGATATAGAAAAAGTATTTTTAACTTATATCAGAAAGCCTTTAAGACCAGGTAATCCTGTAGATTTTTTAAATGGAGGAGGAACTTATAACTTACCCAATGGAACTCCAGCAGTTCAAAGAGACATAGAAATTGACTCTACATTCCAAGCAAACAAAATAATAGATATTGCAGTATTAATTGCAATGAGAGATATCGGAAACACTATAGATTTTGAATCTCAATTAAATAAAATTTTAAACATATCAAAAATATAATCTTAAAAAACTTTAAATAAATAAATTATGTCAACTAGAATTCAAAAAACTATTTTCCTTCCAACCAAAGGAAATGCTGCTATTGTTACAACTGGTACAGCTTTGTACGATGCAGTAAACAAATGGTACAATTTGGCTCCAGGTCAAATTGGATTTTTTAACGCTGAAACTAATACTGCAGTAAATGCTTCTACTGTTGTAGGAGTAAAAGAAATTTTTATTGCAATAGGTGTAGGTGTTGTTACTGGTCAAGCTACAAAGTCTAAAAAAGTAAGAGTAAGTAATGGAGAAACCCTTTCTTCATGTCTTATTGATTATGCTAATGTAGATGCTCCACAAGCAGGTAGTTCAAATACTGCTTCATTTTATTTCTCTTGTATTGATTGCTCTACTAATTACTCAATTGGTATTCAATTGCGTGATCCAACATTAAACTTTTTCTACCCAGAAAATAGATTTCATACAGAACTAATTTCTGTACAATCAGAAGTTTGTCCTTCATGTGATGGTGATTGTGATTATACTCCAAATGTAAATGATTTGAGAAATAAATTCATTGCAGAAATTCAAGGAAATGAATTACTAAAAAAATATGTAGCTTCAGTTGCTAATATTACAGGGGGTGCTCTTACAGTTAATGGAGTTACTTATGCTGCAGGATTTACAATAACTTTCAAAGTTAATACTCAAGAGTGTGGTTGTTTCCCTACAGCTGAAAGCATTATGCAAAGATACACTATTGGTTCTATCCAAACTATTTTAAATTCAGGTTGGGCACCAAATAGTACACTTGCAACTCAAAATTTATCAGCTTTAGCTATGCCAAAAGGTATAGGTGCAGATCTTCAGTGGGAAGAGTATATGGAAATGCCAGGTGGTACAGGTTTTGATGGTTTGAACAATGAAGTTGAAACTACAGGAGCTCCATACTATGCTCAACTAGAAGTTTCAAGAACTAAAAATTTGCTAGTAGAGTGTGAAAAATCATATTGCCAGTATTCACTAGGACACCATTCAACATCTACTAATGAAGATGCTAATAGTCAAAAATGGACACCTAAGTTTATAACTACAATTCTAATTCCTAATACAGATACTGTAACTCAAGCAGCTGTAGAAGGAGTACTAAATGCATTTGTTACTACAGGCCCTTGTGGAAAAACAATTAGTCTTGATTGTATTGCATAAATTATAATAATAAAATATATTAATTTAAATTAATATATCTGTTGTTTTGTGTGGGTAGGTGGTAGAGTTTTCTTTGCCACCTATTTTTTTTATAAACAAAAAAAAATAAAAATTAAAAACAATAAATTTAAAATTATTTTTTAAATTTACATTTGATTTTAAATAATCAAAATAAAAAAAATTAATACATGAAAAATACATTAATTCTTTCAGAGGCAATTATTGAAAGTAAAATAAAGCAAGTCAATCAAGGGGCTTTCATTAATATGACAGATGTTGTTAATGACATTTTTAGTTGTTTTAACATTCCTTGTTGTGAAAACCAAGCAGATTTTTTTATTAGAAAAGCCTACTTATTAAAGGGAAGAAAGAAGCCAGGAGCTAACTGGACTTCCCTTAATAAAATAGTAATGGATATTTATAATTGTGAATTTACAGAAACCTTCTGTCCTGGATTAAGAAGTGAACAGTGGTGGATTACCACTGATGTTATAAGACCTAGAAAAACTATTGAAACAATTAGTTTTACTGGAGTAATTAAAAAAGTTTTTGAATGTTGTGATTTATTAACTCATCTTATTACTCAAAATTCAAATTGTTTATTATCTCAAAATGGTCAATATATTGTAACTCAATAATTTAAATAAAAATGGCAAGTGTAAAAATAACAGAACTATCAAGTTCAGGACCTTTAACAGGTTCAGAAGTATTACCTATTGTGCAAGGTAATCAAACAGTAAAAACAACAGTACAAGAAATAGGTTCATTTACTAGACCTTACAAAGTTTATACAGCTTTATTAACTCAGACTGGCGGAAGCAACCCGATTACAAAAACAAGCGGAAATTTAACTATTGGAGTTACATATTTTATTGTAAATGATGGGGGTGATAGTTGGGATTTTACAAATGTAGGTGCTCCTAACAATGATATTGAAACTTTTTTTGTAGCTACAGGAACTACACCAAATAGTTGGGGCAATGATGGGGCTTTAGAATATAATGAAGGCACACCAATAGTAGAAGTATTAGAAAATACTATTGGCAATATTTGGTTTACGTATGTTGATGTTGGTGTTTATAATATAAAATCTAATGGATTATTTATAGATAATAAAACTTTTGTAAATATATCACAGACTGTTCAAAATATTGGTGACACTAGTAGTCAAAGTGTGGGATATGTTAGTCCGGATTCAACTATAGATACATTAATTATTCAAACACAAGGTGCTGGACAAGATGGAATAGCTAACAACACCCCAATAGAAATAAGAGTATACAATTGATAGATTAAAAAATTAAATAAAAAAAACATGGCAAGTGTAAAAATAACTCAACTTCCTAATGTATTAGGAAATCAAATAAATCCAGCAGTGGATATTTTACCTATTGTAAGAGTAGGTGCAGATTCTACAGATAAAATAACTGTAGAAGAATTAG